AGTTATGTGTATAAAGCAGGACTAATGCCTTATTTTGTGACAGACGAAGGACAGCACCCTGACTGCGAGGGATACGCTGTAGTGAAATCAGATGGCGAACTTTTGGGATGCCACACTTCGAGACAAGATGCGGTCGACCAAATGGTTGCCGTCTCATTAGCGGAAGGGATAGAGCCAGGTGGTTCTTATACCGAACAAAACTCTGATACCATCGACAACTCAGAAGCCAGAGACACCTGCGAAGGTTGCACCGGTGACTGCGAAACCTGCACCGAAGAAACAAGGCAAGTAAACCTAAAGCCCCCAGCCTACATGCGAGCAGCAGCCCGTCAAGGGTTGCGCTACTACGAGGAAGGTCTCGGTGGCGATGGGTTGGTTGATAGAACGATTCGTGAAGCTCGTGCGATGGCGCGGGGTTCTGTCACTGCTGACAAATGGGTTAGGTTGCGGGCTTGGATTGCTCGTCACCTTTCTGATTTGGACAGTCCCTCCGCCCGACCTGGGTCGGATGATTATCCAAGTGCTGGTGTAGTTGCCCATTTGCTCTGGGGTTCAGGGCCAAGCAAGCGTGCAGCGCAACGGGCACTCTCTTACGCCGAAGGCGTGGTAGCTAGAATAGAAGCAGAGAATGAAGGCAGAGCGAAAGGCGAAGCTTTGAGCAAAATCGAAACACGCACTAACCCGACCGAAATTGAGGTGCGCGAAGATGGCGATGGCATGACCTTTACCGGTTACGCTGCAGTTTTTGAGAGCTGGTCAGAGCCACTACCATTCAGGGAAAAGATTCAGCGCGGGGCATTCAAACGAAGCCTTCGCTCACGCAATGACATCAAGTTCCTGTGGAACCACGATGCCGGAGAAATTCTAGGTTCGACCAGAGCCGGAACGCTTACTCTCCAAGAAGATGACCGAGGACTGCGCGTCGAGGCTACCCTGCCAAACACCAGTCGAGGCAGAGACACGGCAGAGCTTCTACGCAGATCCGACATAGACAGCATGAGCTTCGGATTTTCCGTCCCCCAAGGTGGCGACACTTGGAATGAGGAAGGCACGGAGCGCACGCTCAACTCCGTCAGATTGCTAGAGGTTAGCCTGGTTAGTTGGCCGGCCTACACCGCAACCGCTGGAACCGTTGCCGTCCGTGGACTTGACAAGATTGCACGTGCAGCCGAAGTGGATGCCGATGCATTAGCAGATGCCCTCCTTAAGATTGAGGACGGACAAAACATCTCAAGCGATGAAGCAGAAATGCTAAGTCGGGTAATCAACCAGCTCGCACCGGAGCAAGAACCAGAGGTAGAGGCAGCACCAGAGCCAGACCTCTCAATGTTGAACCTCAAAAAGAAAAAGCTCGAACTATTGATGAAGGGTATCTAATGGCAACTTTTGAGCAGATTAAAAACGTGATCCTGGATGTGGCAGGCAATCCAACCAGCGGAGCAATCGTGGGCCTGGCCGACAAGTGGGCTGAGGCAATCGTTAGCTTGGACTCTAAGACTCCTTACAACGTCAAAGCCAAAGACGGCGATGGCGATGGCAAGGTGCAGGATGGCACGCCACATGAGCGGCCAGTAAAAGAAACGCGAGTAACCAAGCCGGCTGAGACTAGGTAGTCGCCAAGTATAAAAGCGTTTCCCCCCGTTGGTTTTTGGTTTTCTTTCGCCAGCGGGGGTCTTTTTTGCCAAGATAACGAGTTGTAACACTTAGATAACATCGACCAGGTTCGCTGGATTTGCCCTGCCCTGTGGGACTAACTTATAACTACCACAAGGAAAGGGGAGGCAAATGGCCACCACCACCGCACAGATCACCGCAAGGGAAACCGCAAACGCAGCTCGCAAGATTGTTAGAAAATTGCCGGTCAGAACTTCAACTGGCATTCAGTTCACTGGCCTCTGGATTCGCAAGACACTAAGCGACGAGGTCATTATGAGCTACCAGACACAGGGCTACAAGCACATCGAAGATGCGAAGGCAACTCAACTGCCATTAGTGATTTCAGAATTGGAAGCCAACGGGTTCACGGTTACATACTGGAATCACGGCGACTACATCATCAGCAAGTAAAGAAAGGTGAAAAAAATGACCAGCGCAGAATTCATCGAAAAAGCAACTGCCCACATCCGCTCTCTAGAAATCCAAAAAGAAGATGGCTCAACATGTGCCATGTATGAGATAGACGAATTTCTAGCAGACATGTTCAACGCCATCCCAAAACTAGAAAACGAATTTGAGTTCTTTGAAAAAGTAGGAAGATATGTAGTGCCAGACTGGATAATTTTCAGTAAGGCGATAAAGCAAGTTCAAATTCCTGACTGGGTTCTAGACCTACCTTAAAGACCACCCCCGTCCCTCGCCCTTTCCTTGTTACAGGCAGGGGCGGGGGTTTCCTGCGTTATAGAAACGGCTTACAACCGGTGCGTTAGAATTTACGTAGCGGATAAGAGTCAACTCTGCCGTCCAGTTGAGCGTTAACGCCACTAACACATTTGTAAACAACTAACTAGGGAGACAACATGTCTGAGTTCGTAAAGGCTCAGCAGGAACTCCGCGCAAATCTGACTGAGCAGATCCGTGAGGTAATCGACGGAGCTGAGACAGAGGGTCGTGGACTAGACGCTGCAGAGCTTGAGAAAATCGACCGCATCGAAGCTGACATTCGTAAGGCCGATGAAACAATCGCCGTTGCTGAGCGCAACGAGTCACGCAAAATGGAGGCAGCAGTAGCAGCCAAGGGATTCATCCCATCCGTTTCAGAGGAACGTGGTGCCGCTGAGATTCTGCGTAGCATTGCTACCGGTGAGATGCGTGACTACACCTTTGAGAAGCGTGCTGCACTAGCACCTTCAACCGACACCGTGCCAAAGTCGTTCTACGATGAGGTATTTGATGTCGCACGCCTGACCTCTCCAATGCTGGAGACCTCACAGGTAATTGCAACCGCAAGTGGCGAGGACTTGACCATTCCTGTGCTCAATGCTTACAGCACCGCAGCACTTGTCGCTGCAGCTGGAACCGTTGCCGCTTCGGAGCCAACATACTCAAGCATCACTCTTGGTGCCTACAAGTATGGCTTCCTAATCCAGGCAGCAAACGAGCTAGTGGCAGATGCAGGCTTCGACCTAGCATCGCACCTGGCCCAGCAAGCAGGTAACGGAATCGGTTACGGAATCGGCGATGCGCTAACCAACGGAGATGGTTCATCCAAGCCAAACGGTATCGTCACCGCAGCAGGTTCCGGCGTGACCGGCGGCACTGGCTTGTCGGGCGTCCCAACTGCGGACTCTCTGATAGACCTCATCTACTCCCTAGACGGAGCAGTACGTCGCCTCCCAGGAATGGGCATCATGGCGAACGGTTCCACCATCGGTGCAATCCGCAAGCTGAAGGACACAGCTGGAAACTACCTCTACCAGGTCGGCGTAGGTCAGCCTGACACCTTCGCAGGTGTTCGAGTAGTGGAGAACCCACACGTCCCAGACACCGGTACCGGTGCCAAGTCAGTTCTCGCTGGAGACCTGAACAGCTACAAGGTTCGCACCGCAGGTGGTCTGCAGGTGGCATCCTCACAGGATTACGCCTTCAACACCGACCTGACTACGTGGAGATTCCTCATCAGAGTTGACGGTGATTTGACACACTCAAGTCACGTCAAGTACTTCAAGGGTGGCGCAAGCTAGTCCTTGAGATAAGCGAAACCCCCCGCGTTTGTAGGTTGGCGCGGGGGGTTTCTTTATAGACTAACTAAATGTCAACCTACAAGCAACTAACTGGCGCAATTTCGATAGCCAGCAACAGCCCCACAGCTCCGACCGGATATGGAGTCCAGGTCAAACTGCTGGTTGAGCGACTCAAAAGGGCCGGCCTCGATCCAGCAATTCTGAGCAATTACGGACTAGAAGCTGGCATGAGCACGCACTCAACTCCGTATGGTGACGTGCCACACTACCCCAGGGGAGTGACTCTTTATTCTGGAGACATTATCCCTACACACCATAAGCAGCACTTAGCTGGTAGAAACATCCCCAATGCCGTTCTGACCCTTTACGATGCGTGGGTATTTATAGACCAGCCTGGACTCGACGACTTGCAGTTCTGGTCATGGACACCGGTAGACCACATCACGCTACCGCCAAAGGTTCGTCAATGGGCGGAGAAGCCTAATGTCAAAACCATAGCGATGTCTCCCTTTGGTCAGGCCCAATTTGAGAAGTTCGAAATCGACAGCACCTACATCCCGCACGCCGTGGATGGACAGGTCTATAAACCAACAGACACCATTCGAGGCATGAAAACTCGTGACTTCATTGGCATACCAGAAGATGCCTTCTTAGTTGGGATGGTTGCAGCAAACAAAGCAAACGGAAGCATCCACCGGAAAGCATTCGCAGAACAGCTCCTAGCTTTCACCATGTTCTCAAAAGACCACCCAGATGCCTACCTCTACATACACACGGAGCCAGGCAAACATCATGGCGGGTTTGGATTGGTGAACTTGATAAAAGCGTTGGGCTTGAGCCTTGACCGTGTGCTTTTCCCAGATCCGGTGCAGATGCGATACGGATACCCAGACGAAGAAATGGCAGCACTTTACTCGACGATGGACGTGCTCCTGCACGCTTCGTATGGTGAAGGGTTTGGGGTGCCGGCAGTCGAAGCCCAGATGTGTGGCACACGAGTCATAGGTTCTAACTGGACGGCAACGCCAGACGTGCTAGGTGAAGATTCCTACCTCGTCGAGGGGCAGCCGTTCTGGGACGAAGCTCAGCTCAGCTTCTTTCAGATACCGCTAGTGCCTTCGCTTATCAGCGCACTCAAAGAGTCATACAAAGACAGCCGAGGAACATCACTGCAAGCGGTCAAGTTTGCTAAGCAGTTCGAGGTGGAAAACGTCTGGAAAAAATACTGGATGCCTTACTTGGAAGCAAACCTATGATTCCAGTTCTAGGTTTTGCAACGCTTACACGATTTGACCTGGCGCAGCGCCTCCTTGATTCCATCGACTACCCCGTGGAAAACGCAGTCATTATTGACAACTCGGGCAAGCGAGAGTGGCAACCAAAAGTAAACGACAACATCAAAAACCTCTGGCTGATTCAAGTGCCCTATGGGTTGGGTGCAAACGGTGCATGGAACCTGATAATCAAATCAACCCCGCACGCTCCGTATTGGGTGATTGCCAATGACGACTGCTGGTTTGAGCCAGGACAACTAGAAGTCATAGCCGATGAGGTCGAGCTAGGCGCATTCAACTTTGTTCACATTACGCCGGCATGGAGTTGTGTGATCCCGACAGCAAGCTCCGTCGAGGATGCCGGACTTTGGGATGAAAACTTTCACCCGCTCTACTTTGACGATGACGACTACGAATGGCGCATGCGAGAACTAGGCGTAAGGTTCAACACCATCCAGGCGATAGTAAATCACGACAATAGCTCAACCTTAAAGTCGGGGTTTGCCCAAAAGAACTCCGTTACCTTTCAGCGCAACATGAAACTATACAAAGACAAGGTCGCCGCTCGCGAGCTGAAGTCAAGACCATGGTCGCTCAAAACGCGCAGGGAAAACTCATGGGAGTAAGGGTCTACACCGGCGGCACGTTCGACCTGTTCCACAGCGGACATGTCAACTTCTTGAGACGTTGCAGCGAGATGGGACACGTAACAGTCGCACTAAACACGGACGAATTTATAGCCGCCTACAAAGGCCAGGCCCCAATCATGAGCTACAACCAACGCAAGGCAGTCCTCGAAGCCTGCCGATACGTTGACAAAGTGGTGGCAAACACGCACGGAGCAGATAGCAAGCCCTCAATTATCCAGGCGAATCCCGACCTGATAGTTATTGGTTCGGACTGGGCCAGGAAGGACTACTATGCACAAATGCAGTTCGACCAAGACTGGCTCGACCAGCACGGCATAGGCTTGTGTTACATTCCCTACACCGACCAGATAAGCACCACGATTCTGAAGCAGCGAGCGAGAGTAGAATAGACACATGGCAATCACGAATGGTTATGCGACCCTTGCACAAATCAAGGCGAGCGCAAGAATCGATGACAGCGTAGATGACGACCTGCTGGAGCTTGCCGTTGAAAGCGCAAGCCGGCAAATTGATGCCGCCTGTGAGACTCAGTTCTTTCAGACCGCCACCACACGCATATACACACCGCAAGATTCTTACGTCACAGAGATAGACGACCTCGTTAGCGTGACAACCATCAAGACATCAAGCGCAGCAGATGGAGTATTTGATGTGACATGGCAGACCAGCGACTACCAGCTGGAGCCACTAAACAGTTTGTCCGGTGGGATAGCGTCGAGCTACAACCGCATTAGAGCCGTTGGAGATTACACCTGGCCCATTGCTGGCTTGGAGGCAACCGTGCAAGTGAACGGAACCTTTGGCTACTCATCCGTTCCGACAGCCATCACCCAAGCAACCATCCTGCTCGCAGCAAGAATCTTTAAGCGCAACGATTCACCACTTGGCGTGACGGGCTTCGGTGACATTGGTGTGATCCGCGTGGGCAGACTCGATCCAGACGTGGAGGCGATGATTGCTCCATACAAGAGGCTGAGATTTGCATGAGCATCAGCACTATAAGGTCAGCACTCGCAACTAACCTCGCAACGATTTCTGGATTACGGACAGCGTCTGAGATTCCAGATAACCCAGCCCCGCCGGTTGCGGTAGTCCAGATCACGAACGTGAGCTATGACGGCGCATTTCAGCAGGGCATGACCACCTACAACTTTCTCGTTTCCGTGATTGTCGGACGGGTCGCCGAGCGGGAAGCCCAGCGCAGGCTGGATGCTTACTCCTCAACCACCGGCGCAAGTTCTGTCAAGAACGCAATTGAGAGCGACAAAACTCTCGGTGGTAACGCATATGACGTAAGGGTCACAGATATGACTAACGTCGGTGCGGTATTATTGGGAGAGGCAACATACATAGCGGCGGACTTCGCCGTTACCGTTTACGCACAATAGAGGAGAAACATCGTGGCAAAATTCGTGGCTACGGACTACGCAATTACAATCGGCGGGACTGACTTTAGCTCGAGCCTTGCCGCAGCAACCCTGGACATCACCGTCGAGGAGCAGGACACTACTGCCTTTGGCGCAACTGCACGCACCCGAATCGGTGGCTTGCAGGATGCCAGCCTGACCCTAGACTTCCATCAGGACTTTGGGGCTTCATCAGTTGACGCTACCCTCTTTCCACTTTTGGGAACTCAGGCAACCGTCACCATCACCCCAACCAGCGGAACAATCTCGGCAACCAACCCGACCTACACCGCTGTGGCACTGGTTACCCAATATCAGCCATTCGCTTCAAGCGTTGGTGA